ACTCAGCCTCAGGCTCCTTAAGGGCATCCTTAAGGGTGTCTAATGGGAGGATACCTTGTTCGACGGCTGTCGCCATATCAGGCTTCCCACGACCTCTTAGGATATCTCCTGCAGTCACTCGACGACTTGCTTCAAGCTGTCTCTCTCGTGCTTTGCGTTGTTGTTCAGCAACAGCAGATTCTTCTTCACGAATCATCTTCTGCATCTGAAGTCCTTTGACACGCTGTTCCGTTGCTGATGTCCGTGCTTGTTCAGCCTCAGCCATAAACCCACCGGACTCTAAACGATCAGCCATACGGTCATATAGCTCTGCTTGTTGGACAAACCTATCAGTTGCTCTAGGTTTTGGAGGTGAAATTCTAGGAAGTAATCCAGAGCCTGTCTCCGTTGCCAAGGCACCCTCAAGACCACCTAGGCGTTTATCTAACACGGCTTGTTCTTGAGCTTGTGCCTGAGCTTGTGCTTGTCTTGCGTCAGCAATCCCTTGTTGAATGAGTGATTGCTTTTGACGTGCCTGAGCAACCCTAGGGTCTTCTCCGCCAAACGCTCGTCCAATAGCACGTCCAAGTCCAAATCCGACTTTAGCCTCAGGGCTACGCATTTGAGCCATTCTCATTTGTTCTTCTTGACGAATCTGTTGAAGAATTTGAGCAGGACTCGCACCGAATAATGATAATACTTGATCTCTTCTAGCCATTATAGTTCTCCATAATACGCTGAACCCGGACGATCAAAACCGTTTACACCTATAGTGTCTAATGCTCTGTCAAGGCCACTAACGCCTCTTGGGTCTTTAAAGCCACCCAATCCTTCAAAAAGGTTACTAAAGAAGTCCCCTTGTCCTCTACTACGTGCTTGTGATGAGCTAAACAAATACTCATAAGGACTCATTTGAACTCTAGCGGCCCCAAACTCTGCGGCAGATCGTGCAGTTTCTGCGTCAATACCCAGTGCAATTAACTGACGCTCCATTTCAGAGATTGACATACCAGACTGTAGCATTCCCTGAGCAAGCTGACCAAGCTGTTGTGCTTCACCTAAGGCTTGCTGACGTGATCCTGCGGCAACTTTAGCAAGCGTCTGTTGCTGTGCTGTTCCTAAGCCAAAGACATCAGGTTGTACCATACCAGAATCTGCACCGGCACCTACGCCTTCACCTGCAAGCTGTAGACCTAATCGTCCAGTACCAAACATACCTTGACGTAGGCGTTCTTCTTGCCTTTCAAACTCAGGCTGAAGTAGCCCCACTTGCTCTTCAAAGACTTCTCTTTCACGCTGTCGTGGATCAAAAGCGGCTAGTTGTTGAAACAAGCCTCCTGCTCCTGTTAAAGCAGAGCCTAGGATGTTTTGATACGCAGGTGCCAAAGCAACGCCATATTCACCCGCCTGAGGGTCTAAAGCGGCTACACCGGAGCTTGTCCCAACCGTAACAGGTCTAAAGCGTATGTCCCCTGCTAACTCAGCCGCTTTACCAATCGCTTCTCTTGCTGAACCTGCACCGTAGTCTCCAAAGAGACCTCCACCAAGCAATTGACCACCTAAAGCCGCCCCTAACTGAGGGTAACCAAAGCTAGATCCAATGGCTCCTCCAATGATACTACCAAGTGCCATTCTATTGCTCCCTTACTTCTTAATAATGTAATTCAGCACTAACGTAGGCTGAACGTTGTTGTGTGCGGATGATGCATCTGCGGCAGTTGCGTCATTAATTGAAATACCGGTAGTTGACGAATCAGTCGTAACCTCGCCTCCGCCGCCTGTGAATGTAGTCATGTTTGATTTATTACTACCTGAACCACTTGCATTGATGTTTGTAGTGTGCGTATGCCCAGAATCTGTAATACCGTGATCGTGCGCCGGTAGTCCTGATTCATCGCTTGTAAGCGTGTGGGTTTGACCACCACCGGCAGAACCTAAGATACCACCATCAAACGCAAATGTTAATTCAGTGTTGTCTGTAATAGTTACTGCAGAGGACAATACAATATCGGTCTGGCTGTTAATCTTGACGACAGTAACTTCACCAGAAATACCTGTACCTGTTACTTTCATACCAAGTACAATTGTACCGTCATTTCCATCGACAAGAATGTTTGTTGTACTTGTGAATGAACCATTGGAATCTGCGGTAGCTGTGGTAGCCCCGTTGTCACCTGTTAGACGAGAAGCCGCAGAGCCTCCCATATCATCAACACCGGCAATAGTGCGTCCACGGAGATCAGGAAGGTTAAAGGTTGTTGATCCATCACCAGTACCATAAGTAGTTCCAATGGCTGTAAACAGATCAGCATTGTCAGTACGACTGACTGCCTGACCATAACACAAGAACCATCCTGTGGGTGCTGTAGACCCTGCAAAAGGTGCAAGCATTCCTGATGGAATAGTTACCAATGCTCCTACAGCATCCTGTACAAACGCTGTTGTTGCTAATTTAGTTGAGTCATCCGACGAGGTCTGTGTCGGTGCTGTTGGATTATTAACGAAAGCCGGTGAGTCTAAATCTGCTTTAGAATTGATGCCTGTTGAAATTGCATCAAACTCATCGTCAAACTCTGACCCCTTGACAACTTTTTCACCATCACCAGACGCTAGGTTGTCCTTTCGTGTGAAGTTAGTTAATTTAGAGTATGTCGTGTGTGCCATTAGTAGACCCTACCTTGCTTAATATAGGCATCAAGTTTTTGAATAGATATTTCAAATCCGTTGACTGTTGTTTCAAATCCAATCTGTAAGACATTACCTGATCCACCACCGGCTAATCGGACAATGTCTGCAATAGTTCCTGTTGAGTATTCTGAAGCATAATCAGCAGATTTTACATATAGTGTTGTTTCAATTCTAGAGCCATCATCAGCTTCATAATAATATGTGTCGTCATCAAGATACACAGTGATTGGAACATCATACACTGTGGTCTCTGTTGTGCTGAAGTCAACTGTATGATGCTCGTCGTCTGCATTAGTAATTGTATCTGCGGCCTGAGACACTGCATCAGTCGTAGTTGTCAAGCCAAATTCAGTAATATTAAATTCAGAAACAGACGCATCTACAAGACTAGCAGGGAAAGACCGATGGTTACTTGTGTAATCAAAACCAGACTTAAAAATAAACGATTGACCAATACCGCCAATGATCGTGACTGCAATACGCTTAAGAATCTTTGTGACTGTAGAGTTGCCAAAGTCAAAGTAGTTTGTAAAGTATGTAAACGGATAGGTTTCTGAGTTGTCACTGTAACCGTAGTATTCTGCAAGACCATCAGTTTGTGTAAAATACACTGAGTTGGCTAAAGACAACATACTTGTTTGCGTTTGTGTATTCCATGTCGTCACACGTAAAGAACCATCTTGTAATGGTGCTCGTGTATCAAAACAATAAATACGTTCTGAATCTGGGAATAACAACAAGTAGAATGCATTGTCTTCTGAGTATATTGATTTAATATCGTCAGGTGTAGCATCTGCGGTGAGTTGCACAATGTCATCACGCACATTACGAGACAAGTCACGCATTGGTAGCGACTTCTCTTGGATGACACGCCCAAGGCTTCTTACGCCATCTTCAGACAAAAAGAAAATATCAATACCTGTATTCTGAATACTGTCTCTGGCAGTGCAACCAACACGACTAATAACTTCTACCAAGCGCATTGTTGCAGGATCAAAAGAAGCATCTTGAGAGCCGTCTGCAAACACAACGATGTTACGCTTACAGAACACAATAAATTGACCATTCTGAGCCCCAAAGCCTACAATCTCATCTGTACCGTTCACAAGGATAGCAGAGAGATCAAGACTACCTGCAGATCCTGTGTTCCAATCTGATCCATCTAATAGGTCAGACCAGTAAACAGTCATTTTATTGTAGTAGGTTGCATCAGATGGGTCTTGAATATCAGCAGTCCACAAACGCCCATAAGCGGACATTACAGTGTGTCCGGGAGGAACCTGAGTGGTTCCATTGATGTTTCTGCCGCTGTAGTTACTTTCGTCTTCTACGTCAGTAATCGTTCCTGCAACAGGATCATAGACCAGTGGTTTGTAGCCACGTTGGAAGTAGTACGCTTTATCGTTAAGCGTTACACACTGCCAGTTGCCTTCAGTAAACGTATTGTCAGATGTAGGTGTAATCTCAGTAAGAGTTGTAGTACCTTTGTAAAACTTAGTTGCAGACCACGATAGAATGGTTTCAGTGCCTTCAATATCAATAAACCGATGGGCACCTAACAGATTAGACCCAGTGCCCCCAGACGTTGTAACGTAGCGCCATCCCTTACGAGCACCTAAGCGTCCATATTTATCAATAATACAATTGTCTGCTGTTAGAGCAAAACCACTCTCAAGTGTCAGACCAGATTCCTGAGTATTTAAACCAAAGAATCCCGGTGCGGCAATACTGAGTGCTTGTAACGGTTTAGCCATTTATACTGTCCACTCGAGTTCTTCAGTGTGCCGTTGTGAGTCTTGAGCAATAGCATCATTGAGCACACGTTGGGCTGTTGCGTAAGCTGATGTACTAGAAGCCCCACCGTCTTCACCTCGTTCTTCAACTGCTTTGGCATAAGCTAACAATTGAACAGGTAGCGAGGGTACGGTGAGTTTGTCTGTCCCTGCAGATAAATCCGCAGTGCGTTGAATAATGTTAAAATACACCGTGTAGATGGTGTCAGGTTTAGGATAAAGATCAACCAGTGTGTCACCATCAGCGGAAACACCGTTAAAGTTATAGTATCTTGGGCTTCCGGACGCAGGGGTTTGATTTAAGTAAAACTGGTTGAAGTCGTGTTGAGTACGGTACTCCATAAAGAAGTTCCCGTTATCATTAACAACATCCATGACACTAAAGTTATTCCCAGTTCCGGTGAGTCCGTAGTTAAACACACCAGAAGTTGTCGTTAGCGTTAATGTTTGACGTAACGCAGACCAGTTCCAAGCGTTTTCTACTTCGCTTTTGGCATCATTGACTAAAACACCAATAAGAGTCGAATACGTCGTCTCGTCTATAGTAGCGACTGTACGCTCTCTTAAGCGTTTTAAAACATTATTGACAAGTTCTAAATATGTCATGAGAATACCTTAGTGTATATATGTACTATTATAGCACATTTTGTAGTCAATGTCAAGTCTACCATTTTTTACAAGACCAGTAACGGGCTGTGAGTTTGCTTGGGGGATTCGTGTCGCACTTGTGTCTGGCTCTAAAGCTCTTACGTCGTGCAGGTTGATCTTTCTTGATTTTCATATTAGGGTCACCAAAGCGGATTGTCTTAGTCTTGTCACCCTCTTTGGCAACCACTACGAACTTCTTAGAGCCACCCGGAGTGCGCTTAGGTTTGTTATA